GAAATTCATTAATAGCTTCTTCTGACTGGACAGTATTATCAGACAGTCCATTATCTGCTGAACTAAAAACTGCTTGGTTAGAATACAGACAAGATTTAAGAGATATTACTGAAGGTGTAAATACAGAAGCTAAAGTAAAAGCTGTTGTGTTTCCTGATAAGCCGTAATGATTTGGTTTCTTTTAGGAACTATCTTAGGAGTATTTTTAGGTTGGAAATACGAGTTAGCAATTAACGACTTCATACAATCAATTAAGATACATCTTAATATCAAGTAGTCTTGATTTTTGTTGCAACGCAACATATATATCCTAAAACTAAATAGGAGAAAAAATGTTTACATTTAAACTGCCGACTTACGAAGAACTAAAACAAAACTACGAAACATATTTAAAAGATGTTCAAAAGTTTTACAAAGACTTCTATTCGGACATACAAAAGACTTTTAATAAATAACTTTATTTTGACAAACTAATTTGATATGTATGCACAACATTAATGAAGTGCATTTATAGATTAGCTGATGGCAGTTGTTGTCTTTTGAAGTCTTGTAAGTGTACTGATAAAGACAATGACAAAAAAGAATACAGACGAGATTCAATCTCTTACATTTAAAGGGCATATTACAGGAATTAAAAGAGAAATTAAAATACTAGGTTGTTCAGTTTATAAGCTGGAGAAAAAAGTAGAATCTTTATTCTGGTCTATTCTTTGTGGACTTGGTGCTTTATCGTTGGCTTTAATCACAATATTTTTGGCTAAGTAACTATTGCACAAAACGGCAAATACAACTAACAGTTAGTTATGAATAAAAGAATCTTAGTCATATCAGATTTACACATTCCATATCATAGAGAAGATTCATTTGAGTTCCTAAAAGAAATTAAAAAAGAATACAAACCAGATACGATTGTAAACATAGGTGATGAAATAGATTGCCACGCATTATCATTCCACGATCATAACCCTGATCTAGCTTCTGCTGGACATGAACTTGTTAGAGCAAAAGATTTTATTAAAGAATTAGAATCAATATTTCCTGAAATGACTTTGCTAGACTCAAATCATTCTAGCTTAGTTTATCGTAGAGCAATTAAATCAGGAATCCCTAGAGGTTATCTAAAAGAATACAACGAGTTCTTAAATGTTAAAAAATGGAACTGGGTAGATAATTTAACACTTACCTTACCTAATAAACAAAGATGTTTCTTTACTCATGGAATATCTGCTGATGTTGTAAAAGTTTCTCAAATAAATTCCATGAATTGTGTGCAGGGACATTTTCATTCAAAGTTTTCTCTTAACTATTGGGCGAATAGTGATTCATTATTCTTTGCTATGCAAGTTGGTTGTTTAATCCAACAAACTAATATGGCTTTCCAATATTCTAAAAACTTTAAAACAAAATTTATAATGGGTTGTGGAATGATTGTAGATTCTACTCCAAGACTAATGCCAATGGTACTTAACAAAGAAGGCAAATGGATAGGCAAGTTAGTTTAAAAGAATTACTGTTTTCAGAAACAGCTACAAGACTTGGAATAGACAATACTCCAACAGATCAAATTTTATTTAATCTTCAAACATTAATCCAAGAAGTTATTAATCCTATTGTAAATCATTTTGGAGATATAAAAATAACTTCAGGTTATAGATCTCCTGAATTATGCAAAGCCATAGGTTCTTCTGTTACATCACAACACGCACTTGGTATGGCAGTTGATTGTGAAGTCTTAGGATTGCCTAATAAAGAACTTGCTGACTGGATAGTTAGCCATTTAGAATATGACCAATGTATTTTGGAATTTTGGAAACCAGAAGAAGCTAATTCAGGTTGGGTTCATATATCTTATAACAAAAGTAATAATCGTAAAATGTATTTAAGAGCATACAAAGCAAATAATAGAACAGTCTATGAAGTCTTATAAAAAACAAGTTGGTGGTAACCACTACAAGAATTACAAAATCCAACCTATTGAGTTTATCATTAAAAATAACATTGGATTCGTAGAAGGAAATATATTAAAGTATATTTTGCGATTTAAAGAGAAGGGTGGTGTCCAAGACTTGGAAAAGGCAAAACACTATATAGAATTGCTTATAGATTCTACTAAAAGCAAATAACATCATTTAAAACGATTTAGACGCATTTTTAGGCATAGTTGCTTATTTATGGGTATAACCTTAAAAGAACCTTAGATATTAAAAATTAAGGGTATTTTAAGGGTTTAAACAATATAAAAAGGAACATTTAGGGAATATTATGAACATTATAAAAATAGACACAGATTTTACACCAGAAACTCACACTCTTGGTAGTTCATCAGCACAATCATCAGCAATTATAACTGGTTCAGGAATAGTAAGAATAGCAGTTAGAGGAACACACGCCCATATAAAAATAGGTTACAATCCAACAGCAACAGAAGAATCATTACTTATGCCAGAAAATACAGTTGAGTATTTTCAAATAAGATCAGGGCAACAAGTTGCATTTATTAAAGCAGGAGATGGAAATGGCGAAATTAATTTCTGTGCAATAGACTAATATGTGGTGGAACATAATACCAACTGTATTTAAAACTGGTGCTGAGATTTACAAAAATCATAAGCAATCAGAATTATTAGAATCAGAAGCTGAACGAAGGTATTATGAACGCATGGCAAAGGGTGAGATTGAGTATCAAAGAGATATTGGCGATCAACAAGATAAAACTTGGAAAGATGAATTTGTTTTAATCGTAGTATGTATTCCTATTATTGTTTTATCATACGCAATTATTAGTGATGATATTAATATAAAAGCTAAATTAGATTTATTCTTTGATTATTTTGGCAAATTTCCTAGTTGGTATCAATGGCTAATCGTTGGAATCTTTGGTGCTATTTATGGTCTTAAACCCACCCTAGACATCTTTAAAAAATGAACTGCTATTTAGTGACTTATGCTATTAACTTTGTTAAAAACAATGATGATAGCTTTGTTGATGATATTGCTTATGTTAGGTTTTTTGATACTGGCACTTTCCCTAATTCCATTAATTTTTTGTCATCACTTAAACAAACTACTAAATTAAGAATTACTGGAGTAGATTGGGAATATGAAGTTGTAAATTTTGATGATGAAATTGATTGTGAAATTTCTAACACATACCATTAAATTGGTAATAAATAATATTCTATTCCATCATTCCAAGATTGAATCTTTGATTGTGGCAATAATTTTAGTATTTGATCTACTGATTTAAATTTAAGTCCATCTTTAAAACAAAAAGCAATCGTATATTGAGTGAATTTATTATCACAAAACATTTGTGCAAATGTAATATATTTCTTTAAGTCTTTTAATTTAATTTTGTTACTGGCTTTGACTTCAACGAAGAACTGTTGTTGCTTTGGAGCTTCTTTTTTGGAATAAACAAAGTAATCAGGCATCGCAGACAATAAACCAAGTTTATGATAATAAGGAATAGGGGAATTAGCAAAATCAGCATCATCATTAAAAAGAAGTTTTTTATAATGAAAAGATTTAGTTTCGCAATATTTTTCAAATCTTTCTTCGGCGTAGTCAATATAGTTTGAAACTCGTTCTTGATATTTAAGTTCATTTAGTTTTCCTTCTGGTTGTATTATTTTCATCTACTTAACTCACGATTAGTCACTAGCCAACTTCTGTATAAATCTACCCAACTTTGTAAGTTAGCATATTTAGATTTAGCTTTTGAATAATCTCTCTCAGCAACACAAAAACCTTCTATGTGAGTATTATAGTCTTTAGTACACATAGCTCTTTTTTCTGCTTCTACCATAGAGCAGTTAGTGACAGTTTTTTCACTAATAGTTAATTGTGCTAAAAGTATTTTTTTATGTTCTTCTAATCTTCTAAAATTATAAAGTGCTTGACACATATCTTCGGCATACTTGTCAAGTTGTTGTCTTATCTCATCTGGGTTTCGTAAGGCAAAGTCCTGCATATCCTTCCTTTTCGTTTTATAGTTGTACTACTAACTTATGTTAGTAATTCTTCAAATTTCAAAACCACTTTTGTTTCTAAAGCATCTTTAAGTCTTTTTGCCTTTTCCATTCTATGCTTTAGTTCAAAATACTTCATAGATACTCTATGATGTCTGTCCCTTAAGTTCTGAACTTGATGTTTTAATTTCTCCATCAATTTTTTTTATTCTTGTTGATTTGAATTTAATTCCAGTTATTTCAAGATCAACAAATTTGCCTTTCTCTTTTGAAAGTGCTTCTTGTTCGTTTTCAAACTCCTCTTTATAAATACCAGTAAATTCTAAATATTTATAACGCACTATCATTTTCTTTTTATATATTAAATTGTTAATAAAAACAATGGGCAGAGTGGCAAACATTAAAGGGAAAAATTTAAACACATTTGCCACCCTAGAAATCATTTTAAAAGTTATGCGAATAAAGAAGTTTCATATCTTTTATAAAACTATCTATTGATTCTTTATTACACTCTAAACCTTTAGATTCAAGTGCTGATTTGGTCATAGCCATTACAAACATATATTCATCTTTATTAAAAGATTTTATAGGTTCAACTGTTAATGTAGCACCTAAGTCAGAAGCAACATTAACAGCTTCCTTTTCAAAATCTTCAACATTAAATGAAGTATCTGGTTGCATTTGATCTTTAAGTTCTTGAATTTTAAGGATATTATTTTCAGATTGCACAAAATTAAATGCTTTATCTGCACCTTGTGGAGACCAAATAGAATAAGCAAAAGAAACCTTTTTACCCTCTTTAATAAAGTCAGGTATGTATTTCCCTTTGATTATAAATATCTCATCACCAATATAGAACTTATGATTTACCTTATCATTAGGTAATGCTTTACCAGTTTTATCATTATAATTATGATAAACTTTACTAATGATACCTTGTTTGTGTGCCATTTATTTCTCCTTTTTGTTGTTTAAAAAGCGATGCAATTTTAGGCAAGAGATCGCAACATCTTGCATTTCATCATTGATTTGAAATTCTGCTATGTTAAGTTTTCCTTGCTTAGTACAATTAACAATAACACCTTTTTTAATTTTAATATCTAGCTGTTCCTCTAAAGCCATTACATAGAGGTAAAGCTGAACATAATAACTATCTCTAATCCCAGAACTTGTTTTCCAATCATAGATAATATATTCATTACCTCTTTTAAAAAGAGCATCTAATGTTCCAGTATATTTATGAACACGAGACAAAACTTTAGTTTCTGTAAAAACTAATTCTAAACCTTCTTGTAAATCATACCACTCTTTAAATTTACTAAATGATTTTTTTATTAAATCATTATGAATTTCAGGAATGGTTTTATTATGAATATATTCTTCAATCATATCGTGGACTTGACTACCCACATGACCAGCTTGATTCATATTAGAGTTTGCAGATTTTTTTATTTTATCAGCAATTTCTAATATTTGAATTTCGTCATAACTTTTACCAGCTTTAACCAATTTTAAAAATTCCTCACTGCACATTTTGCTTGTCCAGTTGCCGATTATAGTTGCGTTTGTTAATACCTTAGTTATGCCAGTCGCTGATGGTAGTTCTTGTTCGTTCCAATAATACTTATGAGGTATTGGATCAAAATACAAAATTTCTTCTGTATTGTCTTTGTACTTTAGTCTATGTTCTTCCATTTTATTTTCCCTTTGTTTAATTGATTCGTTTTATAATATATAATAGCACAATAAATAATATCAAAATAAATATAAAACTAAGCATAAGGCCAATTCTTTGTTAATTTTCCAGTTAGCTGATATAAATATTCGTCTTTAATAACTACCTCTTTATTATACTTTTGATTTACCAAATCTTTTTCGTATAAAGTATCTACTGGTATATTAAAGAATTTAGAATATTGATAAACCTGCACAGCACCAAGCTCATTTTTACCAATCTCAAATTTACTTATTTGTTGTGGAATAATACCTAAAAATTTTCCTAAATAAGTTTGATTTAATATTGTCTTTTTGCCTTTAACAAAAATACTAGTGTTTTTTCTTAACCATCTAATATTTTTTCCTATTAGTTTATTTAGTTCTTTTCGTTCCATAATTCCTTCCATCTTGTATGTTGTTGTTGCCAGTATGCAGAATTTATATCTGGGTTGTAATAAGGATATTCTTTATAAAAATCTTCTAAAGACATATCTTTATTTTTAACATCACAAAGAGTGTAATAATAACCAGCTTCACTAGAACAATTATATCTAGCCCAGTTACGATTTTGACTTAAATCATACAATCTTTTTATTTCATCTTTTACTGTTTTCATATTTTCTCCTAGTTAATAACTGAATGGCCTCTGCCTTGTAAGCATCGTCTTGTATAATTTTCTCTAGTGCGTTCCTCTTTAGGAGTAATACCTAAAGTCCAAACTCGCAAAACATTATTATTTAGCCAAGAAGCAACTTCATCAGCACCAGATAAACTTGATTCAGCTAACATTTTACAATGCTGTATATCATTAGTCAGTTCCTCAGCTTTACTATTTGGAAATGTACCAGACCTACCAGAACTATCTATGATAGGTTTATAACTGCAATTAGTTAAGTTTATGAGAATGAAACTTAACAATATTATTTTTTTCATTTTTTTCCCTTTTGTTGTTTTTATTTATATACTCAATAGTTATTGCGTTGAGTATTTCTCGTTGCTTTAATTGAGGATAAGACTTCCAACTTAATAGCACATAGTCTATTAATGTTTCAAATCTATGGTTTTCAATTAAATCTTTTATAATTACTAATGCGTAAAACTTATCCTTTTTTATTTTTTTCATTTGCCTTCTCTAGTTGTTTTTTTTCTTTTTTTAACTCTGCTTCCTTAATCGCTTGTCTAAGTTTTTCAGCAAAAACACTTTGACCAAGTTTTTCTGATAAAGATTGTTTTGTCATACCATCATAAAATTTGGCGTTTCAACAAGTGTATATTTTGCGAATCGCTTTTTCTCATTTATATAATATTTCTTATAAGATGAAACATAATCATTAGATTTATAAATATCTGGCATACATAATGGGGGATTAGTAAATCCAATAGAAACAAAATCAGTAATATCTAAAGATGTTAATAGTTTATAGATACGATCTGATGAATGATTTTTTTTATATCTAAGGGTATATTGGTCAAGTAGATATTTTAATAAATCTAAGGACCATAAAAAGTTTTCTTTTGAATTGCCTACCCACAAAGTCATAGGGTGTTTAGGATATGCTGGTTTATAAAGTTTTTCATTAGTACCAAAATGTCTTTGGTAGGCAGTACATAACATTTGTGCAGTTTCTAAAATCATTTTAACAACATGTTTGTCACAATGATAACTTGCACAAATTTCTGGGTTCTTATCAAGATGAAATATGTTCATTTTTTTTTCCCTTATTATTGTTATTTATAATATCTTTTAAAGCATTGTAAATCGCTTTGTCATAACTACTTATTTTAGATCCAGAAAATTCCATTACTAAAAAATAATTTTTTATTAAATCGGCACAGCTAACCAGAATATCACGACTAACCTTGAGTTTCATAGCTAATTAATTGCAAAATGTATTAATATTATACTTGCACCCAGCAATATAGCTGTGATAACAAATCCTATTCCATCTTTAGTTTCTCTATTCATTTAATGTTCCATACAATTAGGGTTAATATTACTGCCAACACAAAGTACCAAAAACTAATATCCGACATAAGTTCATACATAGGGTGTTTGTCTTTCAATCATTATGTTAAGTTTTTTTGCAAGAGTTTGTAGATCTATAACTGTATCTAGGTCATTATCTATTTTATCTTGTATTTTAAATTCTAAACAAGCCACCATTAACTTCATTTCTGTATCAGTCATTGTGCAAATCATATTAATTTCCTTTTTTATTTTTTTTCTCATCTTCAGCATATAGTTGATCTACTCTAAACAATTCATTCATATATTGACTATGATAAAACTGTTTATCTTTTTCATTTGTGGCTTCTTTATACTTTTTAAAATATTCTAAAGCTAAAGTAAATTTAGGTTTAGTCATTTATGCCTTTTTGTATTTCACTAATTTCATTTAATATCTTTCCAAGAGATCTGGAAATATCTAATTTTCTTTGTGCATCTAAAAGGTATCTTTCATCTTGTAAATATCTAAACATTATTCTTAATAGATGATGAAAATCTAAATCTAAAACTTTAATATGTTCGTTTTTAGATTTAGACCAATACACAATATCTTCATCAGTTAAATCAGTTGGTGTAGTATTGTTCTCAAATGCTTGTTGTATTTTTAACATTTCTCTTATTTTCATTTAAAACCCCTTTTTTATTAACTTTAAGATTAGTTTTTTAGCTTCAATTTTATCTTTAATAAGTATGAATCTATCTTGCCAATCCTTATTGTTTTTATTTTTTTCTTGAAATATGGCAAAACCAGATACCTCTTGTTTGGTAAATTCTGCAACAGTTCTATCTTTTAAATCAATAACATACATAATCAATCCAACAGTACCATATACTCTTTTGGAAAGTGTTCTCTGAACCAATCCAAACCATTTGCGTGATCTTCCCATTCACTAAGAAGTTCAGCACCCATAATCATATCGTAAATTGCCACAGCGAACCAAGGCAACTCACAACTGCCACCACCAAAACGATTATCAACTTTAATCATCTTGCCATTATCCCATTCTAAATTTACAGTAAAAGGAATAGGATATTCTTTATTTTTCCAAGTAACAGTTCTCATTATAACACATCACTTTCATAGGTTTCTTCTCTGTCATATTTTGCATATTTATTAGGAGTACCTTCTATTAAGATTTGCGATCTTAAACTAGCGAAAGCACAATCATAACAAATTAACTCTCCAGAATCCCTACTCGCTTCAAGGGCTAATTGGTAATGATCTTTGCCACAACCAAAACAAGTAAAGCCGTCTGATATTTTTTCTATATTTATTTTCATATTTCTCCCTTTAGTTAAATTGCCATTCCGTTATAATTATAAACGTGGTTTCCACCGAATGCTTCGTTGTAGCAGTCGTCAGCCACGCATCTAGCTTTATGTTTTGCTTCTGGTAGACATCTATAATAATAACTACAATTTTCATCAGAATTAAATTCATATTGAAGAACTATTATTTTATCTAATAAAGCAACATATTCTAAAGAATAAACATTTGTTTCAAAAAGTTCTTCTTTAAGTTTTTCTATTTGTTCTAGTTTAGTCATTTTTCCCTTTAGTTAGTTTGTTTGTAGATTTTTCTATGATTAAGATTAATTTGTGCAGAATCTCTAACTGCATAAACTAAACATTGGTTCTGCCAACAATCACCAATTTTTCTAGCCAATTTTAATGCTTCTTTATAACAAGAAACATTATGTCTAATTTTATTGCGATAGTGTATAACAGAAAAATAATCTGGTTTTTCTAATACCCACAAATCACGATCACTAAATTTGTTTTTATCTTTTAACATTAAGCAATTTTTTCGTGGTTAATAGGATTAAATTTTTCTAATTTTGAATTAGGCAAAATAACTACATTTAATTCATTTAATGCTTGTTGTAGTAAATTATCATAAAATTGTTGATAATTAGCTAATTTCCATAACTGTAAATTTAGATTAGCTTGGAATAAATTAGTAGGTAGTTTTTGTGCTTTGTACTTGGAAATAAGCTCTTGGTTTTTAAGAACATTATTTATAGTCTTTTTTATTTCTTCTAACATATTTTCCCTTTATGTTGTTAATTATTAACTATTAACTATTAAATAATCTATTTATATATATTTAAACTATTTAATTATTAACTATTAATAGTTAGTAGAACTAAATTGATTTTCGCTGAAAAGATACCCATATCATAAAATAAATATATATTTAGATTCAACCACTTAGCGTATATATATGGATTGCCCTATTTTTGCAGTGCCTTCCCTGCGAATCTAGGGCGTAAATTTCAAATAAATAACAAGGTTTAAATGCCACTTATAAAAGGTTATAGTTCTAAAAGCATTGGCAAAAATATTCGCAGAGAGATGAAAGCTGGAAAATCAAGAAGTCAATCTGTTGCAATAGCTTTATCAGTTGCTAGAAAAGCAAAAAAAAGAATAAAAAAATAAATGCAAATTAGGAAGGTTAAAATAATCAAATCAGAAAAACATAGACGATTTGTAGCATCTTATAGTTGTATTATTTGTAAATCTCCAAATGTTCAATGTGCCCATATAAGATCAATTCCTAAATATGGAAATGTAGGAATGGCAGTTCGTAATGATGCTTTTTGTGTTCCATTGTGCATATCACATCACGCAGAACAGCATTTAATTGGCGAGAATAAATTCTATTTTAAATACTCTATAAATCCTATATACATATCTGAAATGATTTGCAAAGACAGTCCTTGTAAAAAGATTCAGTCTTTGCCAGAAGGATTTTTTGATGAATATAGAGAATATACTAAAACACACTCAAAAGGTTATGTGTGATAATTCGCTTTACTC